CGACCAAGACCAAGCGCCAGGTCGCGCACATCTTGGCGGCTCAAGCATTGGCCGCGAGTGCAGCCGCGAACTTTGGTACACGTTTAGGTGGGCATCGAGCAAGCTCCATCAAGCCCGCATCCTGCGCCTCTTTGCGCGCGGACAAGACGAAGAGAACCGCTTCAACGCCTACCTCAAACAAGGCGGCTTAACCGTCTGGGACACAGACCCGGAAACGGGCGAGCAATGGCGCATCTCTGACGTTTACGGTCACTTTGGCGGCTCACTTGATGGTGTGGTTTTAGGTCTGCCAGACGCGCCCGAAGAAGCTCACGTCAGCGAACAGAAAACGCACAACACTAAGAGCTTCAATGCCGTTGTGCGGCAAGGCGTGCTGGCAAGTAAGCCTGAGCACTTTGCTCAGATGCAAATCTATATGCACAAGATGAAAATCGCGTGGGCACTCTATCAAGCGGTCAACAAAGACAATGACGATCTCTATTTCGAGCGCATCGCTTACGACCCTCAGTCAGCTGAGCAGCTGCTCAGAAAGGCCAAGAACATAATAGCCAGCGAAGGCCCGCTTGAGCGCATGAGCGATGACCCCACTTGGTACAAGTGCAAGTTTTGCGACTTCCACCCGGTGTGTCACACCAACACCACCCCTGCCATGAATTGCAGAACCTGCGCTCACTCAACGCCAGTGCTCACTGGCACTGATGGGCAGTGGAAATGTGGCAAGCATGACAAGCTGATAGACAAGGCCGCGCAAGCCGCTGGCTGCGACCAGCACAATTTCATTCCGCCGTTGCTGGCGAACTGGGCAGAGCCAATAGACACAGACGGCGACACAGTGACCTACACCAACAAGCTAACCGGCAACCAGTTTGTAAATGGACCTGGCGGGTATCTGTCTAGCGAGATCGCTGCAGCTGAAGACCCGCGCATCATTGGCGATGCCACTACCGACAGCTTGCGCGAGGCTTTCAATGGCAAGGTCGCGGGCTAGTGGATGCCTTCCTAGAAGAAATGCGCAAAATGAAAGAGGCGCAGGCCGCTGATCATTTGGCGCGCAGCCAAGTCAAGCGCAACTGCCTCAGCTGTGAGCGCATGTACGACCAGCCAGGTTACTGCTCTGAGTTTCAAGCGTCACCACCCAAAGAATTTATTACTAGAGAAAACGCCTGCGAATCGTGGGTTCAAGAAATACCGTTTTAAGGAGTAGAGATATGTGCAAATTCGCACAAGCCATAAGCGCGCAGGCGCGACACAGTAAAAGGTCGCATGGCTGGGAGTCAGCTGTCACGCGCAGGTTCCCGTTTGGGGTGCCAGATGAGGTGGTGAAGTCGGTGCTTAAATTGCTCGAAGAGACAACGATGCGCAAGACTGAGATCGCCCGGCAGCACAACCTAACCCCAAGCAGCGTCTATAACATCCGAAACAGATACATGATTTTGAAAGACGGCAGCGTGGACCGAAACGCAAGACTCGATAACCCGAAAAGGAAAGAAAAGAAAAATGCTAAGTAATAACGAAATCAAGCTGCAGCTGAATTCACTAGCTATAGAGAAAGCTGAAGGCGGCAGAATCACTGGCGGCTTCAGCAAGGTCGCGGACGCAATCGGTGTGGATTACGCGACTGTGAAACACTTTGTGCAGGGCGACATCAAGACCCCAACGCCAGCCACCCTGCAAAAGTTTAGCGACTACCTAGTAAATGGCCCCGCGCTAATCGCACCCACGCTTAGCAAAGAAGAGCAGGTCGCAGCGCCTGAGCATTACCGCCAAGGGCAGATTGAGTGTATCGACGCGATCCGCGAGAGCATGACGCCATTTGACTTTGCCGGGTACTGCAAGGGGAACGTCATCAAATACACATGGCGCGCCCATAACCACAACGAAGTCCCTCTCGTTCACCTAAACAAAGCGGCAGATTACCTGCGCTGGTGGATCGAGACAGAGGCGCAGATTGTGGGGGCTGGTGATGGAGGCTAACGAAGGGCTGCTAAGTTATAAAGGGGTAGCTGAGCTAACATCGCTCAGCCGCCAATCACTTGCGCGCATGGTGAACGATGGCAAGTTTCCATCGCCTGTCAAATACGGCAGTCGCGTGTTTTTTGTGCGCGCAGAGGTGAATGATTGGGTTGACCAGCTGGTTAAGCAGCACAGAGAAAATTAGCATACGTCTGCATCAGCTTGGCCCTGCGCGGGAGCAATACGTCTCTCGCGTAGGCTGACCTGACATCTGATCGGCTGACGTGACTAAGCTGAATCTCAGAAAGCTCATCGTCAAATTCACGCACACCCTCAACCACTCTGTGCCAATCCTTAAAAGTGGTGCGCATCCCGTGAAGCGACACCAGCACATTATCTTCATCTAGCAACCCAAACCTGTGCAGTTCTTTGCGCACAGCCACGTCTGATATATAACCCTTCGCCCCGCCGCCAGGGAATACAAAATCTGGCATCACAGAGTAGTTGCTAAATCCGGCTTTTTTGTCAGCCAGCATTGTGCAAAGCTGGTCCTGCAGCGGCACATCCAAAGTGTAAACCGACTTCTTTCTTGTGAGCTTAGCTATCGGCGCGTGCCAGACTTGGGCATCTAAATCTATCTGATCCCATCGCGCAGTTCGCACATCTATTTGCCGCTGCGCAGTGAGCATAATCATCTGCAATGCTTTTGCGCTGTCATTGTTGCGCGCACCTAATTCATCAAATAACCCTGGCGCTTTATCGTGGTGCAAAGCAGGCCAGTGTTTAACTTGACCAGTAAACTCTGGGAGCAACTTGTAGATTCGCGTGCTGGCCGGGTTTGAATTGTTCGTGTAATCCTTGTCAGCCGCGTACTCAAGAATGTCAAAAATATACATACGCACGCGCAGCGCTGTTTCGTTCTTATTAAGCCAAAGCGGGAGCAATATATTTTGAATATCATCTTTGGTTATGTCGCCAACTGGCTTGTTACCAATGATGTGGCCAGCATGGTTTCCCAGACGATGAGTCCAAGTCTGAGTGCTTCTCGCTAGGTTCTTCCAAGCAGGCGCTTTTATCTTTTCTATGTACTCAGCCGCCAACTCAGAAAAAGTTATCCCAGCATTGGCGGCTTTCGTTTGGCTGGCCTTGGCCTTTTTCTTTTCTTTTTGCAGTTGCTCTGCGGGGGTGACTTGGTTATTGGTCATGCCAGCCATAAGCTCTTCTGCTTTTTCTTTGGCTTGGAGCAGTGTCAGCTTGGCCGTGCTGCCTAAAGATTTGTCGATGACTTTGCCATCAAGTTGGTAGCGCAAAACAAAAGTTGCGTAAATTTTGTTGTTCTTGAGCTTGGCTTGAACTGAAAGGTTGTCGGTTACTCGATACCGCCCTGACTTTTTCAGCGAGGCTATTTGACGTGCTGTAATTTGCTGCATTTTCCCCCCATTTTCCCCCCATTTGTATTGGACAATATGGTACAGCATGAGAACGCATGAGCGCAACGCACTCGTAAGTTGTTGTTTTTGTTACAGTATTTTACAGCATGAGAAATGGTTGGGTACCGGGTCCGGGTACCAGCCAGCTATATGCGACAAGGGTTTACGGGGAGTTTAGAATTTTCCCCCCATTATTCCCCCCATCTGTATTTACTGAATCAAAGCACTCTGCGGGATATTCAGCAGCTGCCTAATCCTCGCGTCTGATTCGCTCTCTTCAGTAGCCGCCCGATCAAGCACCCCTGCAGTCCTCAATCGTCTTGCGTCTGCAATTGGCTGGCTGGTCGCTGAGTCAGCTGCGTATCGCACGCCAGCGTCTAATCTTGGAAAGTTTGCCAGTTGCTGTTGCGCAGCGCTCAAAGCATTGCCCGCCATTCTCACGCCATCACCAGCTGCTAAAGCGCCCTCACCGACCAAGCGCGGAGAAGTAAATGGCAGTGCAGCTAAAAGTGCCGGGTTGCTTGCTGCGCCAAAAGCAGCACCACCGCCAGCTACTCGCCCTAGCCCTCTTGGAGCTATTGCCTTGAGGTCTTGGCCCGCAACCTTCGGGATAAGCATTACATCCCCGGCTTTCTCTAACTGCTCGACCAGCTTGAGCCTTGAGCCAAAGTTGGCGTTCACGTTGTCGCGCATAACAGACTGCAACTTTCTCAGCGCTGTATCTGCCGCTGCGTTATTGCCAAGCGATAAGGCTTTCTGCATCTCTACTTCAAGCCGTCTAGCCTGTTCATATGGGCGCATGACTTTGTTGTAATCTGGCGCTTGATCTAAGATCGCTTCCTTAACTATGTCTCTAGCGCGGGCAACAACCACCGCTTCGTTGCCAGGGTTAATGCCTCTGGGATATAGGTCATCAATGCTGCGCTTCAGGGCGTCTAGGCCATAGGCGGTCTGCACCCTTGGGTTGTTTGAAAAGTCTTTGATGAGCTTGTTAACTTCAGCCATTTTGCCGCGACCTTCACGACTCAACTCGTTGAAGCCTTCGTATATGAAGGACTGCTCTAAGTCTTTTACTGCTTGCTGTATTGGCTCAAACGCTACGGGGATCTTCTCTAACTCAAGAGCAGCCTTGCTTTCTTTAAACTCTTTGCGGGTTTGCTCTTTTACTCTTTGCAAGCCTTCTCTGGCATCGTCAACGACTTCTGAAACGTCAACTTGGTCACGCATATTTTCAGTCAAAGCCACGCGCCTGTCACCGCCTTCTCGCCCTGCTTGAAACGCTTCTCGAACGCTTTGGCCGGACGT